TAGTTCGTCGGTTAGGCGCAGGCATAAAAAGCTTCAGCGCTGGATTCGGGTCTGGGATCTCCACGTTCCAGCCTTACGAGGCGGCAGGATTCTCCCGCAAGCGCCCAGTCATCTACGGTGCACACGCTCGCGATTCGTCACTGGATTTAAGCGAATGGACAAGAACGGAACTTCTTAAACTTGCCCGGCACATGTACCGAAACGTGGGGTTGATTAAAGGCGCCGTCGATTCAATCGCCGCCTACTCCGTCGGCCCCGGCTTGCGCCCACAATATCGCGGGACAGATACAGAGTTTGGCAAGTTGGCCGAGCAGTATTGGCGCGATGTAGTGGCGCCTAATCCAGAAGTCACGGGCCGGATGACTTGGACGGATCTACTCCTAGCACTCAGCCGATCGATCGACGTAGACGGCGATGTCTTTGTAATAATGACCGACAAGGGGAAACTACAAGTCGTTGAAGGACACAGAGTTTGCGAGGGTGATAACTACGAATCTACCGACGGCGTTTTCCTAGGCAAGATGGGCGAGCCCACCGCCTACCTGCTCGAGCTCGGCGATACCTACCGAAAGATAAACGCCGATCTTGTAATTCACTTAATGGAAATGGAACGGCCCGATCAGATCCGTGGCGGATCTAACTTGGCCCGCGCACTCAATCACGTACGTGATCTGAAACTCCTGGGCGAGTTTGAAAAAGACGCGCTCAAGTTGCAGGGATCGATCGCCGCCGTCATCACGTCTAACGAAGGCGACGCCCTCGCCAACAGTGGCGGATTCTTTGGTAACATCCAACCCGTAGATACGGGCGACACCAGCATCGCCCGCGAACAGATCACCAGCTCCGCCACCATCCCGCGACTCGCCCCTGGGGAAAAGATTGAGATGGTCGCACCCAACCGGCCCAACAACGGATTCGAGCCCTTTGCAAAATTCCTAATCCGCGACGTGGCCATGGGATTAGGTCTACCGATCGAGTTTGTTTACGATCCCGCCAGCGTCGGTGGGGCAGGGATGCGATTCATCGTGGCCAAAGCACAGCGCAGATTTGAGCAACGCCAACGCCTTTTAGTCGATCGATTCTGCAACAGGTCGTGGGCGTACTTTATCGGCCGGGCGATCGCTAACGGGGATCTGCCACCCGCAGAAGATTACCGAAAAGTAAGCTGGCAGACTCCCAAGTCATTAACCGTGGACGCAGGTCGCGAGGCACAGCAAGCCCGCGAAGACTATAAGGCGGGCCTCTCATCCCTTCAGGACTACTTCAATGAACTTGGGCTCGAGTGGGAAGAGCAAGTTTTGCAGATGAACAAGGAAAAGCAGTTCATCGCCGCACTC